GTTATTTGTATGTACAAGGTAACACCGCAACATCTATTGGTGGTAATTTAATCATAGGTACAACGACCGCAGGCAGAACAGTTAACATCATTGCAGGTGGACCAGGTTCAGACAGTCTTCAAGTAAAGATTTCAACAGATGGTGTGAATTTGGTTGCAAAACCATTGAAGTTTGCTGACGGATCTTCACAAAATACTTCTATGGATTCTGCCGGAACATTTGCAAACGGTGCATTTGTTAAAGCAAATTCTGGTCATACAACAGCAAACTCCGCTGGTCTATATGCCAACGGAGCATTTGGCGCAGCAAACTCAGCCGGTTCATATGCAAATAGTGGATTCGGCGCAGCGAATTCCGCAGGTTCATATGCAAACAGTGCTTTTAATACCGCCAACTCGGCCAGTTCTTATGCTAATGCAGCTTTTGGTGCAGCCAATTCTGCGAGTTTGTATGCTAATGGTGCATTTATACAAGCCAATGCTGTGTTTAGTCTTTCAAACAATCAAGTATGGCCACAAGCTAATGCTGCATTTGTATCCGCAAATTCTGGTTCACTATATGCAAATGCAGCTTTTATCCATGCTAATGCAGCCTTTAATCTTTCCAATAACCAAGTATGGCCTCAAGCTAATGCGGCTTTTGTAGCAGCAAATTCATCAGGTATATTTGCCAATAGTGCATTTATACGAGCTAATGCATCTTTTGATGCAGCCAATTCTGCGAGTTTGTATGCCAACGGTGCATTTACGGCTGCAAACACAGCAACCTCAGCAGCACTATATGCCAACGGAGCATTTGGCGCAGCAAACTCAGCCGGTTCATATGCGAACAGTGCATTTGCCGTAGCAAATACAGTCAGTTCAGCCAGTTTGTATGCCAACGGAGCATTTGGTGCAGCAAACTCTGCTGGCCAATATGCTAACTCAGCGTTTACAAAAGCAAACACCGCATCGACTTTGGCTGGCACACAAGCGGGTCGTTTGGACATTATTGAACCAATTGCACAGGCAGCCTTTACAAATGCTGCAGCTGCGTTAGCAAATACAAGCGGCGCAGTTTTTGATGGTGATTTAATTGTTTCTGGAATCTTTTCTGCAAACAATGGATATACATTTAAACCAAGACTGCCAGTAGGAGATCAAACAACAATCACAATCAACTATGCAACAGATAGTATGATTAAGGCTAATTTGGTTGCAGACTTAACAGTTTCACATAGTAATTTTATAGCAGGTAAAGTTGTTGAACTATGGTTGGTGAATTCTGATGGAACACAAAGAACAGTTACACACGGCCTTTCTGCATTAAATTCAACAACAAATTCCACAACATTCAACATACCGGCAACAAGTTGTGCTCATATAAGGTACTTTGTTGCTAACGGTGACCTTGCAAATACTTTCGTTAAAGTTTCAAAAGCATAATAAATAAATCATGGCAAATAAAAATATACTCACAAACGGTTCAAAGCTTTCTCAGATAGAACTGATGTATTATGCACCGGTGGCCGTGGTACCACCATATCTGACTGAACCTATCAATGTATTCTATTGCTTTCTAGCAAAACCATTGCCTTGGGATGATAATATAAACCCACCTGTCCCTGCAACCGATTTGAAATCACTCAAAGCAGTGTATAGGAATATGTTTATTGTGAAGAAAATAAAAACAAATGATATATCACCAGTCATACAACGTATAGATTGGACTTCAGGAGTAATGTATAATTATTTCCAAGATGATGGTGATATGTTTGAAAAAGATCAAAATGGTTATATAACTTACATATTTTATGTGAAAAACAAATATGACCAAGTTTTCAAATGTTTGTGGAATAATAATGACCAGCCGTCAACTGTGGAACCATACTTTGAACCAGGCACTTACGCCGCAAACAAAATGTTTCAAGGTGTAGATGGTTATAAGTGGAAATTTATGTACACCATTGACACCGGGCTTAAACTCAAGTTTATGGACAAAGAATGGATGCCAGTTGCAGTTGGTTCAAACACTCCAAACCCGTTGGTTACAACGGCCGGTGCAGGTAGTATAGATGTTATCAATGTGAATGATGGTGGTTCAGGATACGATCCTGGTAACTCCGTGGTGCAAGTTGTCATAACAGGTGATGGAACTGGTGCGGCCGCAACCGCCAATGTACAAAACGGAATTATACATGATATTGTTGTTACCAATCCTGGTAGTAATTATAGTTATGCAAGTGCTGTTATTGAGTCTGGTTTTGGTGCCAATGCTGTACTAACACTTTCAACCTCACCTGTTGGTGGCCACAGTTTTGATCCATTTTCTGAATTAGGTTGCGCTCATGTGATGTTAACTTGTGAGTTTGAGGGCACGGAAAATGGTTTATTGCCTACAGATATTGACTTCCACCAGTTGGGATTGATAATCAATCCAACGACAAGACAATACAATCCATCATATGCAAATGGTGTCGCATACAGTACAACAACAGATATTGTTGTTGCATCAGGTTCAGACATTGGTTTCCAAATGGATGAAATCATTTATCAAGGTGCTTCTAATAATCCATCATTTACTGCAACTGTTTTGTATTTTAATCAATCTACCAACCTATTAAAGCTAATAAATACAAAAGGTGTTCCAGTAATTAATAGTCCTATTTTTGGACAAACATCAAATTCAACAAGAACTGTACTATCATATAATCTTCCAAATTTTGCAATATATTCTGGTCATTTGGCTTATATTGAAAATAGAACTGGTGTTCAAAGAAGTGATGACGGAATAGAACAACTCAAATTTGTATTAGGTTTCTAAGGGAAAAAAATGGCTCTAAATTTTAACGTTGATCCTTACTATGATGATTTCGATGATACAAAAAACTTTCATCGAATTCTTTTCAAACCAGGTAAGGCTGTACAGGCCAGAGAATTAACACAGGCACAAACAATCCTACAGGATCAAATTACTAAGTTTGCCAATAATATATTCAAAGAGAATTCTCCCGTAACTGGTGGACAAATTACAAGTAATTTTAGTTGTTTTTATATCAAACTACAAAGCACATATAATGGTGCAACAATTGATGTTACCGATTTTAATGGTCTATTGTTAACTAATGCATCAGGCACAATTAAAGCAAAAGTTCTTGCTGTTGCACAAGCAACAGGTACCGCAGGTGATGGTGATCCACCAACATTGATTGTTGTTTATAAATCAGGTACACAATTTACCGACAATGATATTATCTATGATGTAAATTCAAATAAAGCTTGTCAAGCAATTACAAATAGTTCAACAGGTCAATCTTCTGTTGTTTCTATTGCCAAAGGTGTTTTCTATGTTCTTGGTAATTTTGTACAAATTGAACCAACAACAATTATATTGAGTAAATATGACAGTACACCATCCAGAAGGGTTGGTCTGGAAATTACCGAAACAATTTATGATTATGCAAATGACGCATCGTTGTTGGATCCTGCGGTCGGTGCATCAAACTATCAGGCACCAGGTGCAGACAGATATGTGATTAGCCTGGAACTTACAGCAAAGCCATTATATTTTGGTGATGACCAATTTTTCATTGAATTACTTCGGGTTGAAGAAGGCAATATTTTCAAAATGGTTGATGGTTCAGTTTATGCGGTAATTGATGATTATTTTGCAAAACGTGATTATGAAACAAATGGTGATTACATTGTAAACGATTTCAGTATAACACCAAAAGTTGATTCGGCTGATGAGGACAAGTATATAATAGGTGTTGGTAAAGGTCTTGCATACGTACACGGTTATCGTGTGGAGAATCCTTCACCTGTTAACATATCATCCAATCGTGCAAGAACAACTGCATCAAAAGGAAATGATTCGACAGTTATAAACTATGGTAGTTATTTTATTGTATCTGATGTTCATGGTGCAAATTCAAAAACATTTGATGTAACAACAGCAAACACAATAGATTTTCACTGTGTTACAACAAATAATGTACATACAGCCAACGCAACAACCTATAATTCCACATTGGTGGCCAGAGGTTACATTCGTGGTTTAGATTACCAAAGCGCACCAACAGCCAATGCAAATACACATATTTTTAAGGCAATGGTATATGATTTACAGAATCAAGCTCTAACTGGTACAGTAGCTTCAGCATCATCAACAACTATAGTTCTACCAGCCGCAAACGGACAAACATCTTCATTTGATGATGCATATGTTGGTGTTGACNTTTCAATNACATCAGGAACAAATGCAGGTGANACAAGAACAATTACAGCATACGTAGGTTCCACAAGAACTGCAACTGTAAACAGGTCTTGGAGTGTAACACCAGATGCAACATCTATTTTTGTAATGAATTTTGATACTACTGATGTAGAATCTATGTTGCAAATTAGTAGTAGTGGATACACCGTATATGGTAAAGCAAAAATAGATAACACAGGAAAAGTCAATGGATTAGCTTCTGGTGATGCAATTTTTGAAAATCCAAACAAACCAGAATTAATATTCCCAATAGGACTACCTTATGTTTCATCTGTTTCCGATGCATTCTATACATCCTTTATTGAAATTAGAGGTGTTCCTTTTGGTGTTTCTGGTAGCACATTATCTGCAACAGTAGACCTTACAAGTTATAATGATAAAATTTCACATATAGGTACACCAGGATTGGCTTTAAGCACAGATTTGGTTAGAGAAAACTTTACAATCATTGTGACAAATGCTCAATCAAATGCAAAATTTGCGGCCGGTGACATTGTTAATTGGTCAGTATCTCCTAGAACAGTTACAATAAATGATGATTTATCTGTTGCAACATTAGAAACCACAACAGCAGATTTGACTGCATTTACAGCAACAATTATATTTAAAGTTGATGTGCCTGTTGCAACAGATTCTGGTGTAGTTTTGAAAATTAAAAGTTTAGTTACTGCAAATGTACAAAGAGCCGTGATTGATGGTACACAAGTTAATACCTACACATATGTTGATGATAGTGGAACTTCTAGTGGCCAAGTTTACATTAATGCATCAGGCGTTGCTGGGCCCGGTGTAAAGCAATCACTCTATTTGTCTGATGTAAAACAAATTGTAAAAATTATTGACACAAAAAATAATTACACACCACCAAATATAACAATGTATAGTGATCCAACATACAATGTTACAAATAATTATATATTTGATAATGGTCAAAGAGATGGTTATTACGACCATGCTTCCATTTTATTAAAACCTGGCGCACCAAAACCAGGTGGCCACTTACACATATTGCTTGATTATTACAAACATTCCGGTGGTGATGGTTATTTCAATCAATCATCTTATACAGGTTTTTCATCACCAGAAAATTACAGGGAAATTCCAAATTACACAAGTAAAAGTGGAACAACATATTCATTAAGAGATTGTTTAGATTTTAGGCCATCGAGACAAAATGCTCAAGCAGATTTTGTTTTCCGTTATTCTAATCCTTCAGACTCAAGATTTGGATTTTTATTGCCTGTAGATTCAACAAGTTTTATCTGTGATTATCAATATTATCTTGGTCGTAAAGATAAATTGATTCTAACTAAAGATAGAAGTCTACAAATAATTGAAGGCGCACCATCAGTAAATCCAATTCTACCCAGTGAACCAGATTCTTCATTAACAATTGCCAATATCACACATAATCCATATACTGGATATGTGACAACAGAAGTTCCACCAGGTAAATTACCAGATTTATCAATCGATAAGGTACAACACCGCCGTTACACAATGGCTGATATTGCAGGACTTGACACAAGAATTAACCGTGTTGAATACTACACATCCTTAAATTCACTTGAACAAAATGCAAATTCATTGCAAATTTCAGATGCATATGGATTAAACAGATTCAAAAATGGTATCATGGTGGATGATTTCTCCGGTTTTTCAGCATCAGACGCCGGTGTTACAGACTTTAATGCAAACATTAATAGAAGAACCAGACAATTAACTGCTGGCCAAATTGTTAAAAATTTCCCATTGAAGAATTTGGCAATGGTCTATAACATGAATTCACCAACAGCAGCAACTATTTCTGCATTGAATTTCAATGTTAGTCGAGATGGTTCAGTAAACTATTTTACACTACCATATACAACAACCAACATTTTTTCACAAAAATTAGCAAGTAGAACAACCAATGTAAACCCATTCAATACTCCTTTTTCAAAAGGTAGTTTGTCATTATCTCCAAACATGGACACTTGGGT